AGCCATTCTGAGTAAGTCTTATCATACTTTTGAACGGTATTATATCCATCATCCATCCACTGACGTAATACTGGAAGCCCATTGTTGTCAGCAAAGTTAGCAATGCCAGAAATGGATGTACCAATTCTACGGTTACGCTGCATTACTGCATTTGTTGGAGCCCAGTGTGTTGGAAGAAGAGTAACTGTTTTAGCATACAAGAATGCGAACTTTAAAGTACGCTTAAAGTCTTCTAGGTCATCGTGTCTGTTAATGTACGTCTCAACAAGCGTACACATCTCTGATGACTCAAGAGACTGCTCTGCACAAGGATTGTATCCTGCTGCTCTCCAGTCCTTATTATTAATTGGATCTGCTAAACGACCATACTTTCTTGTGGTATCCATCCAGATAACTCCTGGCTCACCATTAAGAGCAATGCCATCAACAATGTGAGATAGGTCTGCTCCAACGTGAGCCTCTACTGAGTTATTTGACATCCATGCCCATCCTGGGTTTTCTGCATCAAAAGAGTTACGTTCTGGGAACTTTTCTGCATTCTTCAAATTAATGAAGTCTGGATCATCTAAACGACCTAGAAGTAGTTCAGCAGAACGTCTTACATTTCCTGCCACAACACATACACCAATCATGTTACCAATATCAGCAACGTCAACTCGTGTTAGCTTTTCTCCTTCTCTACAGCATAGAATCTTTTCTACACCTTCAAGTAGTTTCTTTAGTGGCTCTGGTCCAGATGCTGTACCGCCAAATGTAGCAATTGTTGCACCTGCTGGTCTAATCAAAGAATAGTCAAATAGTTGCTTCTTTTGATTTGGACGAAGGTAAGAGTTGATAACCTTTTCTAATGATTCTGCCCAACCCTCACGAGTGTCTGGAATAACATAGGTGTCCTCTCCTTCTGGCATGTAAAGTGTGAAGTCTTTGTCAGCACCCTTATCATCGAAGCCTACCCCAACTCCAAGCATTAGTGCTTCCATAAAGAACGAGAATGGTCTTCCTGGATTTGTCTTTGTCATTTCAGATGTTGAAATAAAAGCACAGTTTTGTAATCCAGCAGAGTTCTTCTGCTCATTTACAAGAGGTGTTCCCATCATCCAAAGACCTCTACCTGGAGGGGACCACTTCAATTGGAACATACGTTCAAACGCTTCTTGTGCAGAAGTCTGAGCTTTCATGTCATTCCATGGAAGTCTGCTGTTCTTACAAAAATCTTTTTGAATAGAATACATGCCTTCAATTACACGTCTACAAACATCAGTCCAGGTTTCCTTTTTGCCATCCTCCTTAATACGAGAATATGTACGAAGAAAAGTAATTTCTCCAAGGGAATTCTCACCAGCATCCTTAAACCCAAAGGGTGAGGGTAGTGAGTTAAAACGATCTACGAAATCGTCAGATAACTTAAATGTAAAAATTTCAGACACAAAAATCGGTCCTTCCTGATAAAATAGAATTTGTAAAGCGTAGATACCATTCTACCAAACTATTAAGGAGAAGTAAAATGGATCATCCAGAAAGAGTGGAAATTTCCAACATTAAAAAGTTACATCTTTATTACAAGATGGTAGAGCTTGGTATTGCTCCTGCTTTCAAATGCAGTTCTTTTGTTGATCATGGCTCAATGCGAATTGAGGTAGATGAAACATTGAACGTCTTCCTGGTCTGTGATTCTTGCGATACAAAATCTGAGGTAGGTATTAAATACCTAGATATTGTTAATCAATATATTGATGCCTTTGAGGAATCTCTATTTGATATTAGTGTGGCACTTTCTGATTTAGAAAGCTAAAGTTTCATTATGTACATTAAAGCGTAGAACAGTGGTCTATCAGTTGAATGACTATGATTTCCTGGCTGAGAAGTTGTTGCTCCTGCAACACCTACTGATCCATAGTGATCGTGAAATGCATTTGCACCATCTACAGCGTGTGATTTTGCAACAACGTTATGTGAGTGTGATCCATCAGTTCCAGTATTAAAAGCGTGTGTATGAGAGCTTGCAATTGTTCCAGTATTTAAATTTCCAGTGGCAAATTTAAAACTAAACGTTGATGAAGCACCTCCAGTATTTGAATTATGTGAGTGACTACCTGCAGCATCGCAAGAATGATCATGATATGAATTATGAGCATGTCCAGCATTTGCAGCATTAACTCCAAAATTCCCAGCTGCATAAACATTATGATTATGATCTCCTGCTGCACCAGTTCCATAGCTGCCACCAGTTGCATTAACATTAAAACTTGATCCTGCACCTATAATAAATCTGTCTCTAAGATCTGGAGTTCCATTAGCACCATTGCAAATAGCCCAACCTGCTGGTGCTGTTGAACCATTATACATAACAATCATTCCTGGAACTGGAATATACCCTCCAACAATTTGTGAACCATTGATAGTAAGACCAGTAACGTTTGTATTTCCAGCAGTCATTGTTCCAACTACTGTCAAATTACCATCAACGTTTACATCATTATTAAAATCTTGATTTCCAGTTACAGATCCTGTAATTGTTGGATTAGAAATCGTTGGACTTGAAATTGTTGGAGAATTTACTGTAGCACCTGATGCATTTACAGTTCCATTCAAAGTTGTTGTACCTGAAATTGTAGCAGTAGACAAAGTTTTATTTGTCAAAGTCTGTGAAGAATCTGTTCCAACAATTGTAGTTGTTGCTGGAGGAAGATTAAGAGTAATTGATCCTGTATTAGTTACAGCAAATTTAATGTTATTAATAGATTGTGTTCCCTGCAAAATAAACTTTGATGCAGGAATTGATAGGTCGGTAGTTCCATCTAATTTATTATCTACTACAGATATGTCTGATCCAACAGAGTTAAAAACTGTTTGAATTCCCTCAACAAAATCAGCAAAAGCAACAGCAATGTCTGCAGTATCAGTTAAGTCTGGTTGATAGTCATTACCGCCTGATGAATCACTTGGAAAGGTATAATTCTTAGTTGCCATATTGTTTCTATTATAGCATTAATTACTTTTTGTCAGATTTTTCTTTGTCTTTTAAAGCAGAAATTTCTGCATCTTTTGCCTGAAGTGCTTCAGTTGCCTGTGCTTTTAATACAGCAAGCTGTGTTTCATATTGACTAGTTAGTTGACCAATTCTATTTTGTAGTTCTTGAACAACTAGTTCTAAAGTGCTTGACATTATACTCCTTATGTATGAAATTATTATACACTAATCTTTTTGATAAAGTCAACCCAGTTATTAATTAGTTTATCCCAAGAGTATACTTCATTTGCTTTTTTGCTTTGAATTAAAGGATTAAAGCTACCACTAGATATTTCATGAATGCCCCTTTGAATTTCACCTGCTAATATCTCTGCCTGAATATTTAAATCTTCAACAAAGGGGTATATGTTTGTTAGCCCAATTCCTGTTTCTGGAAGAACAGTAAAACTATTAGTTATGCAATAAAGCCCAGCACACATGGACTCTATTAAAGATATACAAGAAGTTTCTCTCCATGTTGAGGGGTAGGCAAACATGTGGCAATCATCCATAAAGTTTCTTATTTCTTTGTTAGAAACCCTACCGTGCAAAAATACCCTTGAATCTTTAAAACACATTTGTTTTATCTTATCTTGAAACTCTATTTTCCAATCAACGGTTTTTGTATTTAAATCTCCAAACACATGTAGCTCAATGTCTTTGTAAGACTCTAGCAAGGTCATAGCCTGAAGAAGAACGTCTAGTCCTCTGTATGGCTCAGAATGAAATATTAACTTGATCTTGCTTGTATCTTTATTTAAGTTAACTTTAATTGGTTCAATTGCATTATAAATAACATTGCATTTAGCTTGATCAATATTTGAATACCGTTCAATAAATCTTTGATACTGGTAATAAGAGACAAAAACAATATGTGCAACTAGTGGGTCTTGTAACCAGCTTATGTCTCCTTCAAATTCTCCAAGGTGAACCCAAGCAATGTTTTTTCCATCTGATCTAAGATTAATTTCTCCTGGAGCAATTATCCAATTCCAGTCTAATGCTTCTGGTGCTAATGGAATTAACTTATCTTGTAAAGATAGAGCCATTAATTCTGTGCCACCAATCCAAGATTGGTCTATGTCAAATATTGTTTTTCCCAATTTAAAAAACTTCCTATTAAATTAATTTTAGAGGTATGAGAAAGATCAATTGTCTTATCTAAATAAACATTAAACCCTAAGTCTTTAATTTTTTTACAGGCTACATAATCTTCAGAATACATCTGACCATTGGCTACAGTAACTTCAAATACGTTTTTACACATACTTCTATCATCTTCATAACTCTCATTTGTATTCCATAGGGCATCAATAACTTTTCTGGACATTTTTAAGAATCCAAAACCAATGCCATCAACCTCTATGATATCTCCTTTAATTAAATTAGATATCTTTGCAACATAAAGCTCTTTGATTGTTTTTCTTCTATAAGTTGCACCAACAACATCCAATGGGCTTTTAACTAACCTTAAAAGATCTTCTGGGCTCCACTCAATATCTGAATCAATCCAAACTACACAATCATAGTCTTTATGGTAAGCATTAAAAAATAATTTATTTCTAGCACTCTGAACAATTGCTTCTCCATTAATATAAATGTGATCTATGTGATATCCATTGTCACTTAAAAGCATTACTGACTTTGCTAAACTAGAAGAATACTCTATAGAAACAGAACCATCATAAGATGGGGTAAGTATTGCTACCCTTTTCATTATTCCCCTTCAATAAAAGAAAGCTCATAGTTGTACCAGGCATCAATCATTCTATAGAAATCATCAAAGGTTCCAAAGTTAAAAATTTTATCTTTTACAAAAGGTATCAAAAGTGCACTTGTAACTGTTATGTTTTCTTTTTCTAAATCTATGATATCTCCAAATGGATGAAGAGCAACGCCAAAAATTATACTAACTCCTCCATCATTCATGTCTTCTGGATAAATGTATTTATTTGGTCTACCAGTTCTTTCTTGCATCATTTCATAGGTTCTAGCAAGCTTTTTAATATACCCATTAAGCTTTTCTGCATCTAACATTATTCATAAGACTTTCTTTGCCAAAGCTCATTTTTGTACCAGCCAGTAATTTTATTTCTTGGTCTTTCGCTCCACCCAACTGTATTTGATGCATCCACCATTTGTTTTTGCCAATTATCTCTTTTAAATGGAAGAAGTTGTAAAATTGGAGTTCCTGCTTCAATAATTCCTGAATATCCCTTTTTAATAGCAAATGGTACTCCACCAGATCCGATTCCTTTATCTGCATCAACTATTCCGCTTGTTGATATAAAGGGTAAGTCTAGTCTATTAAATGGATGAGACACTAAAACACTATATCCCTTTGGTGCTTGAAAACAATATTTAATTTCCCAGGCTTGGGAAAATGGAGTATATCCATTAGCTGTTGGAACTGAATCTGCAACAGATTTTGATCTTGCAGTTAATGGTGGCATATCGCTAGTCCACTGCATCGTAAAGTTGTCATCATCTTGCCATTCAACTAAAATATCGCAATGGAGCTTTATAATATATCCAGAGGTCAAAGTATCTAAAAATGGCATACATGATTTTACACTCATATTTGCTGCACCAGTATCAGTAATCATTAATTTGTTTGCACCTGAATATCTAGATAAATCTTTATACCATTTAGGAACAAGCTCTTTTGCAGGGACAGGCTCTGGACATAAATTTTTTACTCCTGAAGTTTCTGCCCAAAACTGCATATGTTTTTTATTTAATTTCATTTCCAAACTTTCTTTGTTCTAAAAAATGTTTTATATCTATTTTGAATTTTTCTTTTTGCATGTTGCCACACAATTCTTTCTAATTCTTCATTTGCTTCTAAAATACTATGGGACCACTCTTCACGTTTAAATGGAATCATTTGAATAATTGGCACATCGTATCCTATAACTCCCTCAAAGCCTTTTTTAATAAAGAAAGGAAAGTTTACTGGAGAAGGGTGCTTATCAGTATCAACTATGGCTGGGACACAATAAAAGGGTAGGTCATCTCTCATAACTGGTGTCATAAAAATAGTTGAATATCCTGGAGGAGTTTTAACTATCCAAGGGTTGATAAACTTTAATGCAAAACCAGAATAGTACTCATCTGGGACCATAAATTTATCAAACTGCTCTTTTGAGTGGGATTCAATTAAACTTATACCATCAATTGACCAAGAGGACTGTGGAGCACCAAACTCGTCTTTTTGAATTAATATCTCTGCTGGTGCTTTAATAACATATCCAGCAGTAATTAAATCAAACACTGGCATACAGGCTTTTATTGTCCTAGCAGTTGTACCACTTTTAGAGTCAATAATCATTCTATCACCAATGTTTAAGTTTTGATCTTTGTACCATTTAGGTAAAACTGTAGAAGCTAAAACTGGAGCATCAAATATTTTTGAATATCCATTTTTAGCTGCTACAAATTCTATAACAGGGTTTTTAGCTTTAGCCATTAAATTGCCATTCTTCTGCTTGTTTGATCAGCTTCTCTTTTTCAAGTTTTTCTGCTTCTTCTTTTGCAAGAGCTTCATTCTTGATATACATAGCTGAAGATATTGTTTGCATAAGTCTAACATAAGCAATTGTCTTTGTCAAGTGGTTAACTGATCCCTTTTCTAGGGTTTCAAGTTCTTGATCTAAGCACTCTCTTAATCCAGTCTTTACATCTTCAATTAAATCTGGTAGATTATTTTTTGAAAGGCTGCAAAAATAGTTAAATTTTTCATAACTAGAGATATCAATAAACTCTGTATCTGATACTGCAAAAAGAATCTTGTCTTCTACAAATATTTTTTTATACGCCATTTTTCCTCCTATCTTTTATATTTTTATATAAAACATTGCTGTTGTATATTCTGGGGTAGAAACAGTTGGAGCTGCTGTAGTAGAAATCGAAACTTCATGAGTGTGAAGAGTTCCACTTGCAGTATACATATTTCCATCTGCATAATGATCATGATTTGTTGCTGCATAGTAGCCTACAGCTGGAACATAGCCACTATGAACGTGATATCTTCCTGCAGCTGACTGGTTTCCATCAACTTTTCCAACTGGCTGATTTACTGGAGTATTTGAGTTTCCAAAATAAAATCCAGCGTTAGTAAAATGATTGTGTGCTTCATAAGATACATTTGCATAGGCTGTCCAATAATGACCGTGATCAAAAGATGAATTACCTGCAGTAGTTGTTTCAACGATTGAATTAGTATGACTATGAGAACTTGTTCCGCCAGTTGAATTTAATGCTTGAGAGCTTTTCATTGCTAAAAATTTAACAAAATTATTTAATGTTGGAACATTGAAGGTTGTAATTGCAGATGGCTGATCAGTTACTCCAACAGAATAAGCTGCTCCTCCATAAATATTACTAATAATTTTATGCAGGTTTCTATATGTATAAGTATTTAAAGATCTTCCATCACAAGGAACAATTCCAAGCTCATCAATATTTGAAATAAAAGAGTTATGACCATATGAAATTATTGATCCTACTGGAATAAAAGCACTGACATTTGTATCAATATCATATCCAGAATCTGTTAATAGATCATTGTTTGGCATAACTATATTATATCCTAACTAATACTTTATAAAGTAGTTAATAACAAAACTTGGTGGATTAAATACAGATGACGTTGATGTTGTTGCAGCAAAAGACCCTGTGTGACCATGTACTTGAGATGATGCTTGAATTGCCGTATCCATTGGATGACCATGATAAGATCCTCCACCAGCTTGGTCTCCTCCAGCATTAACTGAATGGTAATGCCCTGCACCTGATGCTCCACCAGAAGAGAATCCAGTTTTGTTTGCATTTAAAGGATTGTTATCTGTTCCTCCGCCAGATCCACCACCACTTGCACCATGTCCCATATAGGTAGCATTGCTATAGTTGTTTGTTGGATGACTGTGAGAAACAGACTTGTCTGCTAAATTATAGTTTGCAGAAGTAGAATGAGTGTGAGCACTAGAAGCTCCATAAATTCCGCTACCACTTGTTTTTTGAATAAGATATTTAGAGGAAATATTTGGCAATCTAAAATTTCCAGAAGTCTCTGTTCCTAAGTTATACGTTGTTCCTATTGAGTCATAAAGGTCTTGATATTGTGAAATCAATACTTGTTGACCATTGCAGTTTAACCATCCATCAGGAGCTGATGAAACCATAGATGAAAGTATTG